CACCGCGTCGAATTCTTCACCCAAGCGGGTGATCAGGTTGGCGTCGGATTCGTTGGCCTGGTGGAGCTGCAGGATGGGCAAACCGTCGAGCGCGCCGGCGATGGTGGCGGTTAGGCCGTTGCCAATGGCTATATCGCCCAGGACGTCGCCGAGGGTGGTGTTGCTCCAGCTGCGCTCGCGTTTGGTTTTCAGGCCCTTGCGTAGATCTGCCGATCGAGCGCGGATGCTGAGCACGTCCGGCGCTCCGCTGTGTTCGGTTTCGTCGACGGTGTAGGTGCCTTTGTCGACCAGGCCGGTATCACTCCAGCCCAGCCATAGGCGCAGTACCGCACCCTTGGGTGGGATCGTCAGCAGGCCGTCGTGGTCGCTCAGGGTGATGCTCAGTTGGTCGGCCTCGACACCGCGGTTGTCGGTCAGCTCCAAGCTCATCAGCCGCGGGCTGATCAGTTGGGCGATGTCCAGGCCGTCGACGGCGAGCCGGAAGGCGGGCACGGGATAGGCTGCGTCGCGGACGTATCGCTCGGCGATGTTGTGCAGGTAACCGGTGACCTTGGCGATGACGGGCTCGATCACAGCAGGCCTCGCAGGATGTTGACGCCGATGCTGGTAGCGGAACCGAGCAGATCGATGCGGTCGTCGTCCGTGCGCTTCAGGCTCAGGCTGAATTCAATCCGGCGAGGGGTGCCGTCGCTGAAGAAGATGGTCTTGGTCTCGCTCAGGCTCTCGATCACCCACAAGCCGTAAATCCGTCCGGTACCTTCGACCATGGGCCAGGCCTTGCCGGTGTTCGCCATCAGGCGTATCGCGTCGAGGCTGAGAGCGCTGCCCGCCAGCTCGGGTAAAATGATGCCGGGGAGGGTGATGGCGTCATCCCCACGGCCCACGAATTGCCGCGCGGGAGCGGCGCCGACGCGGTTGTTGCTGGCGTGGCGCCAATCGGTTTGGCGTTGCAGTTCCTGGTAGGCGGCGGTTTTGAGGCTGAACACGAACATGCCGAGGGCCATCATCATGGTGGTTATTCCAGGTCAGAGAGTTTGCTGCGCTGACGCGCTTTCTTTTCGTTTTCTATGCGAGCCATCATCGTGCGCACGCTCTTTTCCAGGCTTTGCATGTCGGTGCCAGGTCCTGCCGTGATGGTGATTTCGTAGGTGTCGTGGCTGTCGTAAACAGCGGCTGCGGGCGAGCTGCTGATTGGCGGCGTGCTGTCCACGGCGAACGCAGGCATGGCCGTGGCGCCCAGGGCTAAGGTGCCTGCCGCTGTCAGCTGCTTGCTCATGCTGGTCAGGGCGCTCAGCGGTCCTTTCTGCCCACCTTCAAGGCCCTGGGTAAGCCCGGCCATGGTGAACCCGCCCAACTCCGCGAACACGCGCGACGGGCTGTGGATACCGAGCTTTTCCTTGAACCAACCAATGCTGCTGTCTCCGATCGAGCCGATGGCATCTTTCACAGCGCCCAGGCCGGCGGTGAGACCGTTGACCAGGCCGTTGACGATCATGCTGCCGAACTCGGTGAAACGGCTGGGCAATTCGATGCCCAGATAACTCAGCACACCAGCAAATGCCTGGTACACAAGGCCGAGCGGGCTGAAGTTGACTAAGGTGGTGATGATGCCGCCGATGCCCCCGTCGAAACCTGCCTTGATCTCGGTCCAGGCGTTGGTGAAGTAGTTCTTCACCGCGTCCCAGTTTTTGTAAATCAGGTAAGCGCCGGCAGCCAACGCGGCAACAACGGCGGCGATGATCAAGACAATTGGGTTGGCTGCCAGCCCCCACAGTGCAATGCCTACGGTACGCAGAGCCGTGACCAGCGCGCCGCCCATTGTCATGGCGAGCATTCGAACGCCCTGGGCGAACATGGGGAAGACGTTGCGGGCGAGCCCGGTCAGCGTTGGCATAAGCCGGCCGAGCATTTTGGTGATGCCGCCACCCTGAAGGCCGAACATGGTCATGCCGTAACGCAGCACTGCGAACGGCCCAAGCATGCTTGCCATGGTCAACGCCAAGCCGCCGAAAACAAATGCCAGTGCAGCGATCGCTGCCACGACCTTGACCAAGCCACCGGCCAGTTTTGGGTTCTCTCGGGCCCAGGCGCCGACGCTATTGGCGATCTCGCCCAGCGTATTGATCAGGTCTTTCAGATCAGGCGCTACCGCTGCACCGAACTCAGCCATGGCATTGGTGAAACTGCCTTCTGCGGCCTCCATGACGTTGGTTAGGGTGCCTAGCTGTTCATTCACACGGGTGCGTAGGTCTGCTTGAGTTTGCAGCTTCTGCTGGACTTCCCGATATCCCGCCAGACCCTTGTTCATCATGGCGTCCAGAGTCGACATCGTCTCCGCATCATCCCCGAACAACGTCTGTTTTATTTCTGTTCGATCGGTATCGTTCAGGCCCTTCAGCTTCTCAATTTGCGCATACAGATTTTCCAGTCCAGCAAAGTTGCCCTTGTCATCCGTAAACTTGAACGACATCCCCGGTTTAGATTTCGCGAGCGCTTTGTTCGCTTTGTCGACTTTGTCTTGATTCAGCCCCGCTTGGAAAATTTTGCGGAAGGCGTTGCCTGCGGAACCACCGTCCATAGCTGCCTGGTCCATCATGATTAGCAGCGGCGCCAGTTCCTTTGCAGCATCGACCCCTGACTTCTTGATTACGTCCATCACTGGGGCAATCTTGCTGAAGCCCTGTAGCATGTTTGTTGGGTCAACACCGGCATAGAAACCACGCTGGATGGTATCCATCAGACTCATCATGTCTTTTTCGCTGGTACGCGTGGCGTCCTGCATCTTGGCGGCAAACTCCGCCGCCTCTGTGGCGCCCATGTTCAACTGTACGCCCAGGTATGCTGCGGCTTCACCGGTACCACCGAGGATGCTCTGAGCGCTGATGCCCTGGCGCCTGAGCATGGTCATCATGTTCTGAAAGTCGGCCGTCGTGCCTGGCAAACGGTCGCCGAGCTTGGTGGCCAGATCCGTGATCTTTTGGAAGTCCTCGGAGACCTTGCCGGTGTTGTCCATCATCGACACTTTGAGCTGTGTCGCGGAATCCTCATTGGGCGCAAAGGCCTTCACTGCGGCCGCAACGGGCCGGCTCGCTGCATAGCCAACGCCCAAGCCAGCGGCGCCGTTCACGGCGAGATTGCCGGCGGCACGTTGTGATTTTTCCATCTGATTGCGTGCTGCCGCCGCACGCTTGTGCTGGGCACTCAGCTCGGCCATACGCTTTGATTGCGTACTAATACTGGCATTGGTGGCGTTGATCTGCTCGCGCAGCTGGCGCTCGTGGGTGCCAAGGTTTGTGGTGCTGATGCCGGCGTCATAGAGCTTCGATCGCAGCCCTTGCAGCTGTACGCTCTGTTGTTGGTGCTGCTGCTTGAGCCGAGTTGCCTCGCGCACCGCTGCCTGGAAACTCCGGGTCATTGCCCTGGTCGGCGTGTCGGTGGCTGCGAGTTCCTGACTCAGGGATTTGACGCGGTCCCGTGCGGCGGTGAGAGACGCGCCGGTTTGCTCAGCAGCCGCACGCTGAGCCCGCCAGGCGCTGACGTCTTTCTGTTGGGAGGTGAGTTCTTTCAGGCGGTCGCGAGCGTCCTTCAGGGCGCGTGCAGTCTGGATGCCCCCTTCGCTGATGTGCTTCAGGGGGCGGGTAGCTTTGTCGATGGTACTGAGCAGCACCTGAAGTTTCAGATCATTTGCCATCGGTGGAGCTCCGCACCCTGGCGCGCTCGCGCCAGTCCATCAGTTCCTTCAAGCCCAACTGATCCATGTCAGCCGGCGCCCAGTGAAAAACCACGGCCAGGTCGGCCATGGCGTCCTCTACGCAACGAGGGATGCGTCCGTCTTCATCGATTTCTGTAGCAAAAAACCAGACACCTTGGTGCCAAGGGCAAACAGGTCGGCCGGGTCCATCGACGTGACTTCGACGGCGGTGAGGGTAGGGGTGCTGATGCGCGGTAGCACCTTGACCAGGCTGTTGACGTCCATATTCAGCAGCTCTGCCAGGCTAATGCCGCGCAGCTCGCCCGAGTTGGGTTTGCGCAGGGTGATGCTGTCGATGCTGGTTGTGCCACGGCGAATCGGCGTGTCGAGGATGACGGTGTTGTCGTCGGCCAGTGATTTAACGTCGGGTTGTTCGGTGGCTTCGTCTTTCATGGGTAGAGCTCCTGGTGATGAAGGGATTGGGTTAGTGATCGATGACGGCTATCAAAGGCCAATGGCACTGCGCTGTTTCTCCAGCATGTCGACGCCACCGACCTTCTCGATGAAGTTGAGCAGGTCGATTTCGATGATGTCTTCGTTGTCGACGGTCAGCTTGTAGTAGCTGCAAGTGGTGGTGATGGAGTGCTCGGTGTCTTCACCTGGTGTGGCGTCACCCATTTCAATGGTTTCGTGACGGCCGCGAACGGTCACCTCTACGGCGCTGATTTCCCCGGTGTCGTCCTGCTGGAAGGCACCGGCGAAACGCAGGGGAATACCCGCTGCGTTGACCGCGCCGAACTGCTTGAGCACGATCAGGTCCAGGCCGCCCAGCTTCCATTCCAGCTGGATGCCGTCGTCGGACATGCCCAGGTCAGCCTTGACCGGGCCATTCATGCCGGCGGCGCGGTAGGCCTCCATCTTGCGGCCCAAGGCGGGCAGGGTGATGGTCTTGACCTTGCCTGCGTAGCTGCCGCCATCGTTGAACAGGTTCATGTTTTTCAGTTTGTGAGGCATGGCCATGGCGGGGATCTCCGGGGTTATGGCGCGGGGTTAACTCCCCTCACGGGGAGGCCCGGTTTAAGCAGCGATTGCGGCGGCGAACTGCATCAGGTAGCGGTCGGTGATGCGCTGACGCAAGGTGAGGTCTTCCAGGGGCGGCACGGGGGTGTAGTCGTAGTCGAG